AAAGGCCAAAAAGACCCCCCCGGGGAAAATATAAGGACAGCCGCGATGTAGAGGAGGGGTGTGATATTTTCACACGCCCCCCGGTCATCAAACATTATTCTGCGCATAGATCTTACGATACATTCCATTGATGTTGAAGCTTACGATCTCATTGATCGCATCATCAACTGCTTTACTATAGTCAGCATCAGATAGATCATCTGAAGTCTTAACAATCCTTGCAAGATAGTTGCATGTGAAATGCCTCATGTCCTCATCGAATCGCTTCCACTCATCCCATTGTGTGAAGGGGTCAAATGGATTATCAATAGTTGTTAACATCATTTCTTTACTCATGACCCTTCTCCTTTCAATGCTCTTGACAATGTAGAAACAGAAACTCCAAGTGCATCTGAAATCTCAGACAATGCTCTACCTTGTGACTGATAGATTCTAGCACGAGAAATCTTACTATCAGACATTACTGTTTTACTTCTTGGAATTGCATATGACTGCACAACATCTAAGTTTGTATTGCTAAGTATTGATGATAACAAGTTATTGCTAATTGCTCCTGCTTCTATTGCATTCCATTCTTCCTGTGTGATTGGAACAGGCTGCTTGTTAGCGCCAACTCGAGCACGTTGTGTTGCTAATATCTGACCTCTAAGTTTCTTTATCTGAGACTTATCCATGTCAGGATTAGCTTCTATTCTGGTCCTAAGTATCTTATTACCTGTGGTGTGCACCCTTCTTTCGAAAGGCTTATTGGCAAGCGCAACATCAAGCTTTGTTTTAAGAGACGCTACTTCTTTTGCGTATGTTGCTTTGGCTGATTGGTTGTAAGACGTCATAACAATAGATGCAGACTCTTTGCGTGCTAGGTCTCCAAGTGCCTTCATTGAATTAGCATAGTTAGCGTATACAAGCTCAACTTCCTCACGAGTCTTACCAACAAGAGTATTGGCATCATTTGTTTCATACATCTTTGTGGATTTTGGATTTTTTAGTTTAATGAACTTACCCTTCTTATTGGTGTAACCTTCATCGGTGTAATTGTATACCTTCTCGCCCGTCTTAACGTCAACAGAATACTGACCCTTTCTAACAAGAGTACGTCCAGTAGCAAGGGCTTCATCTTTGGTAAGGGGCTTCCTTTTATCAGGGCGCTCTTCTGAAGATGCGCGGCTAATTAAAGTAGAAGAACCTCTTGGATTAGTTAGAGTTCCACCTTGATACTCGGCCTTTAATTCAGCTATCCTATTGTCTATATAGGACTGCTTATAATTGAGCTCGTGTTTCTCGGCATCGATAACAACCATGGAGTGTTTAACAGCACGTATAACTTTATCAAGTGGAGCGCCTCTAACGGTCATGTCTGTGATAAGATTAGATATCTTACCCATCTCAGCACCCTTTTGTTGGGTGTTCATTACAGGCATGCCTTCGACTTTTCGATACGATTTCTTTGGGTCAAAGTCTTGTAAATCTTTTTGAGTAGCTGTGATTCTGATTGTCCTTGGATTGTAAGGGATTGCAATAACTGTGTCGCCATCAAAGTCAGCACCTGAAAGTTTCTGTGCAGTAGACGGAGTGATACCAATAGCATCGGTTCCATTGCCAAGAATACTATGGGCTTCCTTATTCTTAAGGTTGTTGGTAACAACAGGAAGTTCGAAGGTACCAGCATGTGGATAACGGATGAGTACTAACTGTTCTCCTGGCCTGAAACTAGGAGAGTAGCATTCATTATCCTTTAATGATGTGATGGGTATAAGAACGTTAGATGTTTGTCGAGGTAACGCAGCTGCCTTTAAGTGAACAGCCTTTGAATCACAATCATCGGCAAATGAATCCAATAATCTTTGTTTAACAGCAGGTTGGGTAATCTTCGAATAGGAATCGAATGTATCCTTTTGGTCAAGATAAGCCAGGTTTAATTGTTGCGTAGCAAGTTCTGAAGTCTGCTTTGAAAGGAATTGGCTAGACAAAGTTTTACTCCATGTTTGCCAGCCGCCTTCTACACCAGAATCTTGTTTACCTACGAATCCAACAATGTTAAGAGCAGATTGCTGCTCGTTTCCATTCTTATCTTTGTATGTGGTCTGTCGAATACTAGCGCCAAATTCATTGATCTTTTGTTTACCATCTTTATCAACGTATATTGAACCACCATCTTCTACATCCAAAACCTTGTTCATCTTCTTCATCGCACCAAGTTTACCAGCAGAAGAATTCTTATTTGTGTTATAGATGACGTCAACTCCAGCAGGAATATCGTCATAAGCATATATGACCATACCCTTCATATAGTGCGTACCATCGACAGCGATTCGTGCTTGACCATAATGTTTATCTGGAGGAAGCGCTAAATCCGGAACACCTCTTCTGATTTGAATTACACCATCCATGCTAGATCCGGATGGAACATCGTCGTCGAAGCGAACCATAACACGTTTTGAAGTAATAGATATAGGAGGTTTCACTGAATTAAAAGTAACGCCATCATCTGAAGACCAAGCACCCATCAATTGAATATCTTCTGCGTGTTTAGTCGCATACATATAACCAATCTTATAATCCTTTTCTTCTGTTGTCAGCTTTCTCCATGCAGTTTGATCCCTAATGACATATTCAGCCTTAGCTTTTGCCATTGTTTCAGGAGACAACAAAGCACGAACTGTTGTTTTATTAGCAGTTCCCATTTGTTGAGTTTGAATTGGCGCAAGAACGTATCCCTTTTCTCTAAGTTCGGCAACAGATACGTCCATCTTCGATTTGTTTACGCCAATCAAATAATTAGAAGCTTCACCGACATCGATCATTCCCTTTTTATCTGCTTCGGCTTTTATCATGTCTCGTGTTGCTACGGCTGCCTTGTGCCTTTCCTGTATCTCGGGCTTCAACCAATTACCAACACTATTAGGACTTGCTTTCATTCGTCTAGCGATGGCGACATCAGAATATCCCTTTGCTCTTAGTCTATATGCCATGGCTGCTCTTGCTGCGTATATGGATTCCGATTCCACATGTATTTTAGCACGAAGTGCAGTGGTATTTTTCAGTCCAAAACTCTCAGCGATATCGATGTCCGACATTCCTTCTTTTCTAAGTTCGGAAACGAGTGTGCCAAACGACTTTGATCTTTGCGGATCCTTACCAGAACCCCATGGATATCGTCCGCTATGACGAGGCGTACCAATATGTTTTAAATATGCCATCGGTTCCTAAGCCTCCTTATTCTTTCAGATCATTGATTCGCTTATCAAACTTAATGATTCGTTCCATGATAAAGAAAATATCTTCAGGAGTAGGACTCTCGACGAGAACTTCATCTAATTGATAGAGACGAAGTTCAATCTCAATATCGCGAGGATTGATTGCATACTCAAGACAAAACAAAGCGGCATAGACATGGAGTTGTTTGATGGATGCTGGAGTGCGGCCATTCTTTAAGTCGTGAATTCGAAGTAGTTTATTCCTAAATGATATAGCGTCGGTTGTACCAAAAGCATTAAAAGAATAGAACAGACAAATCTCGGTGTCCATCCTAAACCCAATCCCATCGTTGACATACATGTTCAATGTCTTGTTAACTTTTGGTAATTTGACTCCAAGTTTAATTAACTTTGCGGCAAGCTCATGGAGCTCTGTGCCTTGTTGTGAAGCACGCCAATTAGTATAGACCGCGTCTAACTTACTGTCGTCATAGTTTACCCATGAATACTTACTTGGCGAAAGAAAAGCATGGGAACCTTCAAGATTTGGGTGGTAGTTAAACTTCATACCAAATGATATCTCCTTTCCAGTTCTGATAGAACTTCGTCTTTGTTCTCAGGGCTCACGAATGCTGCATTGTTGCTTAATGGCGAATCGTTAACATAATACTCTTGATTTGGTCGTCTGCTCGATTTCGCTTCCTTCTTACCTTCAAGTAGAAAATATCTACCATTAGGAAAATATACCGTTGCATCAGGAATGCCTTGGAGATAGTTAGCATCGTTTGGAAGGACTTCAGATCCTGGAAAACGTTCTCTGATTTCTTTGTAAAGTTTACTCTTGAACTCAGCTTCTTTCTTTGCCATAAGCACTCCTTTCTGAAAACAAAAAGAGTAAGATGTTGTATTATGACCGGATTCCAATGACTGGAACCACCGTCAAATATAACGACATCTTACCCTTCTATTATAGGGCATGTTTTTATTGCGAGGTTCCAAATTCCTTTGCGACCCATCTTTTCTCGTTAAAGGTCTCCTTACTCTCTAACGATGTCTGTATGGCTAGCTCGATTGGTGCTATAGAGACTAGATGGTAATAATA